CTTGAATATTTAATGCAGCATCTTTTAGAAGACCAGCTTGGCCTCCATATGCAGAGTCAAGACGAGCCAATGCGCGCTGAGCAGCAGACGCTAAATCCTGATCAATAGTTGCAGACTTGTCAACCGGGATCGGAGCTTCTGCTTGATCTTCTACAACAGCGGCGTAAAGACGAATGCGAGATACAACAGACGCAACAAGATTGAACGCATATTTAACTTCTCCAATTGCATCGTAGTATTCCCACGCTTCGGTCTGCCATGAACCAGCGACACCTTGACGACGAGCTTTGAAGCGGGCAGCTTCGTCTACGTCATTCATTCTAACCTGAGCTGCGGCAGCAGTTAGTGGGCGAACTGCATTGAAAGCAGCAGGCTCTGCACGAACAATTCCAAAAGAATCTACGGTCACTCCCGGTGCAATAGGGGTAGCGTTGCGGGCAGCAGAAGCGCGAAGACCAGCCTGACGTGTTACTGGCTGATTAGTCTTCTGGGTACGTTTAAAAATTCCCAAGGGGTCTCCCTGTTAGTCGAGACGTGCTGCGATAACCCCAACAATTGCTGAGATAGACAAGATTAATGATACCACATACGCAAGAAGTGGGAGAGCTAGGAACAGCAAAATCAGAAACAATGCTGCCCAGATGCTCATGCACCACATGCAAGTGAATACGTAGCCTAGTTTTGTTGAAGGTGGAAACTTCTTCCAGACCTTTTCGCGTAGTGGTTCGAAAATTACATCAATAACTAGCAGTCGAGTTAGTCGATATGAAGCTAGAACGAGAATAATGTAGGTGAAAAAGGTTACTTCTGTTACTGGTGTCATTTTAGTCCTTGATTGAGTTAAGCGTTTTGTACGGATTCCAGCTTCGGAGGCGTGAACCGCACCCGCAATTGGTGTCTTTCTTGAATGCTAGCATCTTTCCGCTCTTTGTGACAACTCTGTGCTCAGTTTTTGTTGATTCACCGGGCAAATATTCGTTATACTCTTCTCGAAACAGGATTTGAGCACCGTTTGGACTATCCTGAGCAACAATTACGTGAGTTTCACTAACAATAACGCGAGTCGTGGCTAAATAGTGGGCACCTTCGGTCGCCGGAGCTGATTTTAGCTCGGTAACATCCTCGAAAAAGCCAGCGGGGACTACCGCGAGGTGTGCTGGAAAGATATCTGCTCGAATTTTCATCGTACTCGGAAGGTTCCTCGACCTGTAGAGCCTCTTCCCATGCCTGGAAGCCCAATTTTTCGGTCTCCCATGCTCTTTGCACGTAATTTTCCACCTGAAAAGCCTGCTGGAGGCTTAATTAGGAGTGCAGTTAGGGCGTGAACGAGTGCATCGATGCGGTCAGGGGACTTACCCTCTCCGGGCACCCATGAAATCATTTGTGACTCTAAATCAGCCAAATAACCTACGTGGTGGACTCTTTGTTGCTCATAAGCAAGGCTTATTGGCTCTGCTCGGAGTTGTTTTCCTTGTTTCGAGTGAACTTCAAGTACTTTAATTGTTGGATCAATAGTATTGATAGCATTACGGACCATCGCACCACCCTGATTGACCTCCGCAACCACCGGGCAGCCCCATTTACGAGCCATATCAACAACCCTTTGAGCCCAAACGGTAGGCGAACCAAGAACTGAAGCGTCCTCAAGCACCCACGCATTACGTTTGTAAAGATCACTTTCAGCAGAAGACGCAACGACAACAATTCCACACTCATCTCTCGGATTTTCGGCAACAGAAGGGTCTACACCAATAATTCTAAGCGGAGTTGAGAAGGGGTAGATGCTTTCGCGACCTGCCTCGATCATCTCCTCGGTCCACATTGCACCTTCCATGGCTTCAAGCATTTCACCATAGAGCTCCTGGCGGGCAAGAGAGGTTCCCTCATATACGCCGAGCATTGTGTCAAGGTACGCACCAGAAAGGTTGCCTGCGTTGTCCATTGTTGAACCACGAGTAATGGCTACGCGTCCAGTTTTTTCTTCTTCAATAAGTTTGTAGAGAAGCGGGGTGCGCTTCGGGGTAGTAGTAACTAGGATTTTTGGCTTTGCACCAAGACGAGTACCAACACGTAAGTTGTCAAACGCGGTCATACCTGCAGCATCTGGAGTTTGACGCCAAGCTGCGATCTCATCGCCCCATGCGTGAGTAAACTGAGGACCACGGAGTGAGTCAGGCTCATCCGCAGTAAAAAGCGTGGCGGTGTTTCCGTTAGGCCAAGTTAGACGACGCTTCGAAGGCTCGTATAGAGGTTTCTCGGATGGTGGAGTGACATTCATGATGCCAGACTCACCTTCAACGATAACGTCACGTACGTCAGCTGCAGTACGAGCAACAAGTGCGAAACGGCGTTGGCCAGTATTGGTGTACTTCGCCTGTTCGCGAACCCACTCAGAAGCTAGGCGGGTCTTACCGAAACCACGACCTGCAAGTACAAGCCAGATGTTCCAGTCGCCTTCAGGAGCTTGCTGCTCTGGGCGTCCCCATACAGACCAGTCCCAGAGTAGTTGATCTGGGTCCATCCCCTCGAGCGCGGCGTTGCGTTCTTCCTCCGGCAATGAGGCCAGAACTTCCATAATGCTTTTACCCATTGTTTTATCTTACCCTAAAAGAAAACCCCTGCTTACGCAGGGGCTCTCTTGTTTAGTTTTATGAAAGTGTTGCTCCACCAAGACCGCGGTTGCATGCTGTCAGCTCTCCAGTTTGGAAGGCATCCAGTAGGCGTAGGGTCTCGTCTGGGTTACGACCAACATCTAGGTTGTTGACAGAAACGTGCTGGATAACGTTTTCTGGATCAACAATGAAGGTTGCGCGTAGGCAGACACCAGACTCGTGGAAAATACCTAGCTGATCAGCTAGAGATCCAGTCTCCTTTGTACGACGTGTGTCAGCAAACATCCAAGAACGTAGTTTTCCTAGATCTGGGTGGTCAACCTTCCACATCATCTTTGAGTACTCGTTGTCGGTCGAGCCGAACATAAGAACGGCATCGCGTGAGTCGAATTCGTCATATAGCTTGTCGTACTCAACGATTTCGGTCGGACATACAAAGGTGAAGTCCTTCGGGTAATAAACGATTACCTTCCACTTACCGGGGAATGACTCGTGCGTCAGTTCCTCAAACATTTCGCCACTGTCTAGCAGCTTGGCTGGTACGCCAACAACCTTAAAGTCGGTGATTTTATCGCCAACGGTTAACATTTACTCTCCTTGGTTAAGATTTGCGCAAACTACCTGCGCGATTGTGTCAGCAAACATTAGAGTTTCCTGCTCGTTAGTGTAGATGGATCCACCGGCCGGCTTGAAGTCTAGAACCTTTGCGTTTCCAGAAAGAATTTCGTTAACGCGGGCGGCAACTAGAGCTCCGAACTTTTCCTGCTGGAGTTCCTTATTGTATAAATCAATCAATGTTTCGGTCATTTTATTTCCATCTCTCTGCTGGAACTAGTCCAGCCGTAGCTAGCTTCTTTAGGTGGTAGTTAGCAGTGCTTCTAGCAATGCCAAGCTGATTCATTACTGCCTTACGCGGAGAGCCGGTGCATACGTATTCGGCCCAGTAAATCTGACTGATGGCGTTATCGCTGGTGAGTTTATTTTCAATCACTGTTTGTAGAATCGGGTTATAAGCGTAAACCATCTCACGCATGACAGCTGGAATCTGTAGCTTGGTTAGATTGTCCGTTGACAATCCGGCTGGAGATAGAACTTCAAAAATAGCCATCGAATCAAGCTTCAGCTTGTTGCCGTCAAAAGTAAATGTGTATTCAGCGGTAAAGCCAAACTCGGGATACTCAACAACTCGGGTCGAGATTGCAGGCAGTGACAGCTGAGAAGACTTCTTCATGGCCGGTCCAAAAGGAATACGCTTGCCCTCGTAAAGCTTAGGTGAGCCCTTTGATGTAATCTTCACTATTGGGCCCCGCCATCTCCAGTGAGCTTTGCATTGGCGTGATACGAAATAGCATCAACAGTGATGTCTCGCCACTGCAACTCGAGGTCCGCAACGGACTTTGCAATTTCAGACGTAAGCTCGGTGCCAGATTTTGCAAGTGCAACTGTCAACGCCTGAACTTCAAAAATAATCTCCGGAGCATCCGGGTGCTTATTTACAAACACTAATAGGCCGTAGTCAACCGTATAGCAAGAACTAGGCTCACCGTAACGGCTAGTGAACTCTGCCCGCACTTTATTTAAAGTCTCCTCCGAATCCCCTAAAGGAATCGTTGCAAGAAAATATGAAGTAGGAGTGAAATCGTGCATTAGAGTCGGTTCTCCTTCAGAATCGGGGTGTAGACCTTTGATGTTGCTGTAACGGGCTTCTTGTAGCCGTAGCGTACAAGTCGGAAACGTAGCGCACCGTGAGTTACGCCGAGGCGCTTGGCTAAGCGGTACAAGGTAACGCCTTCAACTGTGTGCGCGTGGTTTAGTAGACGCGTATACTCTTCGGCTTCCGCGCGGTACTTCTTTCCATTCGAGCGTACTAGCTGAGCGTATGGCTGGAGTTCTAGTAGACGCTCTAGGGTTGCAGGGGTTGGCTCGATGTAAACAGGCTTTGGACGCTCTGGCTTAAGTGGTGGAAATGGGATCTCGATAGAAGAAACATCCTCTGCGGCAATCTTATAATCTGCTGCAATTTGACGGACGCGTTCTCGAGTGAGCTTGGCTCCTATTGAGATAGCCTCCAGAGTCCAGCCTGCATTTCTTAGCTTAGCAATTAAGTAATTGCGATCAATGTCTGAGATGATCTCATCGAATGCAGAGCAAACCTCGGGCGGGAGCTGCTGATTCTTCTTTACGTAGATGCTTTCTTCGGTGCTCATGCGTTTCCTTTCGTCTTTGTATAAAGTCAGTGTAAGTGATTAGATTTAGTTTGTCAACTATTTTCTAGGACGTCGTTTTTTACCTTCTGCTGCATCAACAGAAACTTCGGTAAGTTCGATTAAATATTCTGGCCCGGAGTGCGAAACGTTGCCAACAACAACGACATCCGTTAGGTGGATTGCTCCCTCTAGGATTGCAACCATCTTGCGGACCTCACTCGCGCTTGAGTCTAGGGGGCAGTCAATCAGAGCAGTACAATCTGTCATGTCAAATAGACCGCTAGTAGGAAGCGCGTCTCTTAAATCATCTGCGGTTTCTACCAGTATCTTTATGCTCAATTTCTTCTCCATCTAGGGGCAGGTATTCTTTGATATCCGTTTCTGTTCCGGATATGAATGCAACAATACCAAACAATGCAATTAATAGCAATCCGAGAAAAGCAATCAGCGTGGCGATAACTATCAGAACAGTGGGAAGGGCGTCCATTACTTTTTACTCTTCTCTTCAGCTGGAGGAAACACGACCCCTAGTAAAGGCTGAGTTGGGTCACTCTTGTGCGTGCTTTCTGAATCGTAGGTGCGATTAAGTATCTCCTGAGAATGCAAAATCTTCTGCTCTGCTTCGTGGCGGTCCAGCTGCTTCTTGACTCTGTTGGTATAAAAAATCAAGGATAGGCCAAACATTCCGTATACTACGGCAACAAGTGCAAACGCTCTTTCATATAATGTATCCATATCGCAATCCTAGCATAAAAAATGGCAGGCCCTATGGTATATTGAGGCCGAATTTTTTGAAAATTTGTGGAGGGGGATTTTTAAAATGGGGGGTCTTCAGGATGAGAGGAATTTGCAAAGAGGGGGGTATAGGGTATACTTGACGTTGAAATGCTTTTGGGGTGCGAGAGGGTAGCGCATGGAAATGAAGGCCTTCGAAATTGTTTCCTAAATCGGTAGGGGGGTTTGCTTTTTAGTTTGACTTTTAATGAATCATTTATTCATCAAAGCAATGACTCTTTAGCTTTGACTTCCAAGTTTGCAAATCTAAATCTCTAAACACTTATAAGCATTAACACTTACAACTACATAGCCAGCTGGGCTGCAGCTGCTAACAAAACAAACATAATGATCATCTATGAAGTCTTCTATAGCTAGCTAGTCTGACTATGCAATCAACATCAACTAACTATCATCAATGATCATGACTACTAACTATTCATCAACTAATCAAGAGCAAACTACCTAGCTTAAGCTCGGGCATTGCATCTATAACCAATACTCGAAGCTATCTACTTCTGATCAATAGATTAAGTGCATGCCTATCTACAAACTTATGTAAGCAAGCTATCTAATGCCCGTTAACTATTATTCATACTCTTTCGAACTATTCGGTAATGAGTCAACATCAGTAGCAGCTATAAACCTTGAGTATCCTTTACCGCACAAGCTATAACCCAAGGTTGACCCGTGTTGACTTCTATGACCCGTGTATGACTAAACCCCCAGTCGAATGACTAGGGGCTTAGCCGCATAGATCTATGAGCTACTTGGGTGGCTTTAGTTCCATGATAGAAGCATCAGCGGCAGCAACAAGTGAATCAGTCAGCGACTCACACACTGCTTCCCACTGCTTATCACTCAGTAGTCGAATGCCCGCAAGCTTCTTATACTCAGCTCTAC